GACTACGCCAGAACCTTTGGTGCGGCCCCGCCCTGTAGGATCGACGCGATAATTTCCCTTGCGAAGCCCAATCGACACGCGCGCGTTACCTGCCAATTCGGCACCCAAAACATCTGAAATTTGCTTCAACCCATCAATAACCGTGTTGGTCATTGTGAGCGCGGCTTCTTTCAGCTTGCTCTTTGTGCCCTTGACGATTGTGTCCATAAATTCGCCGGCAACAGCATTAATAGATGCCGATGCTTTTGGTGTTTTAGTGAGAAGGCCGGTGAATATGCCAAGCGGGCCACCCTTAAAGCCAAAGATTTTACCAATGGCTTTATTCGCCGCAACCGCCGCGCCAAATGCACCCATGGCATCGCCAAACCCTGAGCCGAGCGCGTCACCAATTTTGGCTGTCAGTTCAGGGGCAAACTTGTCCATGGCGTCGGCAAGATCACCGATGGAATTGCCGATTTTGCCGCCGATGACGTCGCCGATTTGGTTGGCTATGTCCAGCGCCCTGCGGCGATCCTGCTCGAACGTGCGCTCGTCATTGGCTTGACCTTGCTGCAATCTGACCTGCGCCACTTCGGCGTGGGCCTTCGCCAGAATATGCACTGCATTGGCAGCGTCATTCGCCGCATCCGCTTGCGCGCGGAGCATGATATTCTGGATTTCGTATTCGTCATTGATGCGGGCAAGTTCATTTTCCAGCGCGTCACCAGACAGTCCACGAAGCGCTTCCATACGAGCGTCGCCGGCCTTGCGCTGCGCCTCGGTTTCATCGTTGACAAGCTGAATTTCACGCGCGCGCTTCATGGCATCGGCCAATTCCTTGGTGCCGATGTTCATTTCACGCTGATCAGAAAGCCGCTGGATCGCCGCTTTCTGCTTTTCGTCTAGAGCAAGGCTCTTCTGGCGCTCGACTTCCATCAAGCGCAGTTCCTTGGCCGTCTTGCCGAATTCAGCGTTTTCTTTTTGCAGCGCGGCGATGTAATCGTTCGTCGATTTAATCTGCGCATCCTTCTTGCGCTGCAAATCATCAGCAGCACGCTTCGCATCACGCTCCGCGTCGGTCAAACCCTTCCGCGCCTTGGTGGCCTTGGTGACGGCATCCGTGTTGCGGTTTGTGGCTGCGGTGCCGGCATCTTGACTGCCTGGAACGCCAAACTTATCCAAGTATCGACCAGCAAAACCGCCCTCAAACTCCTTGCGGCTGTCGTCAGCCTGCTTTTTGCGAGCCGCTTCATATGGTGCGGAAAGATTGGTGCGGCTTCCCGGCGTCATACTGAATGGCGCAATCCACCACTTGTTGTCCGCATACCACCCAGTGATAGCGTCCAGTTCTTTGAAAAGTTGGCTGAAAATTCCTTCGTCTGATTTTTGCTTTCCTTGGTCAAATAGATCGATGAGTTCAGCTATATCCCGAAGTGCGGGGCCAAATGCGGCATGTAGCCCTTCAATCTCGCCGCGAACCGCCGAACCCATATCTCGAGCAGCTTTTTCCAAATCAGCCATCCCTTGCGTCCCGCCGATCAAGAACGAAGTTATCGCTGTCGAAAACTGACCGCCCTCATCAAACGCGCCAAATGTGATGACGGCGGCGTTGTTGATTTGCGTCATCGCATCCCCGAAGGTGACGGGGATTTTACTAAAGTCCCTATCGATATCCTCAGACGCCTTGAGGATCGCCTGGGACACTGCGGCGGCAGAGAGCTGGCCCTCCTCAGCCATCTTGCGAAGTGCGCCGACATTGCCGTTGGCCATTTGGTCAGCCAGAATTTTCAAGAGCCTACCGTTGCCCTCGGTGATCGATCTAAATTCATCGCCTCGCAAAACACCAGATTGCAGGGCCTGCACAAGCTGCAACGTGCTGGACGTAGCCTCCTGCGTGTTCGCGCCAGATATTTTATATGTCTTGCCGACAGTCTCGGTGATGCGGGCGGCCTCTTTTTGCGTGATATTAAGCTGCGCGGCGTTTGTTTGCAATTTGGCGTACAGCGCAGCAGTGCTAGACAAGTCTGTTCTTGAGTTAGCCGCAATCCGGCGAACATCTTCCTGCGCCTTGGCAAAGCTACCCGTCTCTGCTGTGGCCAGTTTAAGTTTGGCCGTCAGCATCGTGCTTTCGTCAGTCAGCGTGGCGTAGAGTTTGCCACCGGCTATTATAGCCCGGATGGTCAAAAACCCAGCCGCAAGGCCCTTGACGGCAGTCAGCAAGCCGTTGGCGTTCGTCACATCGCTGGACGATGGACCACCAGAGCCGCCGCCAGTAACGCGCGTGTTGACCGATCCTGCGGCCCTCGCCCTATTGGCAGCCGTCACAACGGCATTCAGCGATGCAATAACAGCCGCTGCACCCGTCTCAGTGACGCGGACATTGATCGGGCGACTAGCCGCAGCGCGGGCCTCTCGCAGTGACGACCCCAACCGCGCCACATCGCTCAAAGCCTTGGCATTGCCTGCACTTGTGACGCGGACGCCAATACCCGCACGTGCGGCAGCACGCGCGCCCATAAGCGCCTTATCCAGCGCCCTGATATCAGCCAGAACCTTAGCCGCACCAACGCCCGTGACCTTAACGCTGATCGGCTTGTTCGCCTGCGCAGCCTTCCTTGACGCAATGGCAAATGCATCAAGTTCGTTGGTTGTTTTGACCACGCCGCTGGACGTAATCTTGACGCCAAGGGCCGAAAGCTCAGTCATTCAATCGGTCCCCGAAGATTGCGCGCAACCTTGCTTCGCCGTCCATTTGAGGCGCGGCGAATGCAGCCAATTCCTTGCGGGGCTTGAGATAGATTGCGTCCATGGCGCGCATACATTCACGGAACATATCGGCTTCTTCCCAAGGCCACCCGTCAACGTGGCGCAATATGCTTGCGTGAGGGATAGGCCCTGCGGCCATGCCGATTTGCCGGTCTGTGGAGAGGTCGAAGAAATCACTATACCACTCCTCTAGCCCCGGCTTCAATTCGATGGGATCAGGCCCGACCCATTTGATATTTGCCTCCCTCGCTGCGGTGTGGGCCTCACCATGGAGCAAGGCCCACCGCAACGCATCCGCTAGTTTCCCGACGCGGCCCTGGTCTTTTCAAGAAGACGTTCCGACGCCTTGCCGGCCGCATAGGCCACCGCGCCGCGATACTCGTCACCGATGCCAAGGTCGTCGTCCGCCGACAGGATGGCCAGCGCCAGTTCCGGGCTATAGGCCACTGGCTTGCCCTTGTCGGTCAGGGCGTTCGGACCCTTGGCCTTGGACTGATCCCAATCGAGCAGCAGGTGCGCGGCCAGGAACTTGCCGGTGTCGGCCTGCGCATCAACAAATCCCTCATCCGTCTGGATAGACTTGTTGTTCGCGCGGTAGAACGCCGACAGTGCGACACGATACGGCTTGTAGCGGGCCGAACGAACGCGCAGGCGAAGGCCGGGATGGTCGGGGATGTCGTCAATCCACTCACCATCAGCAAGATCGACCTTGGCGTTGAGGTTGGAAATATCGAAAGACATTCGGGTAACTCCTCGGGCCATTCGGGTCTAGGGACGGCGACGGACCCGAAACCCCGCCGCCCCTAGGCAAATCAGATGCGAACGATGTTGCTGTTGACGGCCAGCGGATACTGCTGAAGCTGCGTCGCATTGGCATCGCCATTCGGCGTGGTGCCTTCGCCGGCAAGCGCGCGGAAAAGCGCAGTCTGGCCAACGGGCTGGCCGGTGGCGGTATGGACGCCGCTCTGCGTGCCGGTCGTAACGATGGCGGTGCCGCCGGGGGTTGCAGCAAGCTGGTACGTGGTGGCAGTGAAGCCTGCGGCGATCACGTAGTACGTGGTAGCGGCGGTCAGGCCGGTGGGGAGCGCGCCGGTAGTGGTGATGGCAACCGGCGAACCGATCGAGAGGCCGTGACCGCCCGAAGTGGTCACAACGCCCGGCGATGCAATCGTGATCGTGACGACGCCGCTGGGCGCGCAACCAGCACCAGCCTCAAGCTTGAACTCGTAGTTCGAGCAATCCGCGATTGCCGCGCGAAGCGCAATCTGGCCAGTGTCATTCGGGTCGTACACGAACGAATTTTCCATGGCCGAACCGGCCTTGGTGCCCTTGAACTGAACATCGAAGCCCAGATTGATGAACGACTGCGTGACGAAATTCTGCGTGTTTCCAAGGCTGCCGAGACTGGTCAGGCCGGTGATTTCAGTCCACGTTGCACCGCTGAAATCAGCAAGTACGACGGGGTACTTGAAGGCCACCTTGCGGCCAATGTAGATCTTGGAACCAGAGACTGCGACGGGATCGGCCATGGGGCATAACTCCTATGCCCGGCATGGCGGGCGGTTTAACTGCCGCCACCTTAGCGAGTATTGCCCCGTTGCGCAAGATTGTTGCGTGGTCAGGAAACGAATGAAACAAAAAAGGACGCTCTAGGCGTCCTTTTGATTGGTTGGAGCCACTCCGAGGAATTGAACCCCGCTCGCCGAACTACAAAAACGGAGCATCGCCACAATGCTTGAATGGCTTGGCAATCATTGCGTCAAACCGAACTCCACAACACCCGCACGACAACAACGCGATATGCGCCTTCGACATAGGGCTGCAAGACATCAGCGTTCCGCGTGACACGCAATCGGCCCATGCACAAATCCGCCGGGAAGTGGTCTGCGATGGTTCCGCCAATCTGCATAAGCTGGACGTGCGAAACAGGGGCCGCCAGTGGCCATTGAACCGCCAGGATCAGCGTCCCTGACCGCTCATTAAGATCGGACGACACCCACCCGTTCCGGTCATTGTCATTGCGGACATCGGAAATCAGCAGGAACGGGGCCAGCCCGGCGGGCGGGGTGACAGCCGCATTAGGCTCAAAGCGCGGCAACACGGGATCGGTCACAAGCGTGTCGATCCTCGCCTTAAGCGAAAGCCAGTCCTGAACAGCGGTTGTAGCGGTCATCACTCAAACCTCAATTTTGAAACGACGCCCGCCAGGATTGCCGGGAACCTCGCAATATTGGCCTCATTGAATCCACGCCCGCTTTGATTGTATGATCGCCCAAGAACGTCGGTCCCAACGAATCCATAATTCACGCGGTGCGCGTAGATCGCCTTGTACGATACATATGCGCTTCCATCACCCTTGGCCACCGACGATGCCGCGCGATAATTCTGCCGCACTGGCGAATTGTAGCCCGGCCCATCACGCATGATCGGGGATGCCGATATCGTGACTGATCGAGACAGGTTGCCGGTATCGACGGGGGTGAAACCCCCGACACCCACCCGCGTTGCCATCGCATTGGCGAATGCCTCAACCAGACGTGCCGGCAGGACATTGATAGCCCGCTTCTGGCGCTTGGCCCATGCTACCGGGTCGGTTCCTGTCCAAGTCACAGGCGCTGGTAAATATTTACAAACAGCATGCCATGCGGGGCCACTGCTATTAAGTTAACATCGCGGACGCTTATATCCACTCGCAAGCCATCCTCAGCAGCCATGCGAAGGTTAGTGTTAAGTTCCTTAATTAGCTCTTTTATGCGATCTGAAACATATGGCACATGCGGTGTTGTTGGCGTGCAAGACACGCCCTTAAGCGGCTCGCACGAGCAATAACTATCCCGGCTACATCCAATAGGATCTCGGCATCCATCAGTCGGCATCACTCTTCCCCTTCACAATATCCCGAACCCCCTTCGCAGTTTCGCGCACTGCCTCGGCAATCTGGCGGTTCTGCCACGCTTCCAATAGCTTCCGGCGGCGTTCGGCGCATGTTGGGCAGGTCATTGATCAGCTCTGACATATACGATGGCATCAAATCCTTCGCGGCCACATTTCGCGGCCTGTTGAATAAGGATAAGCACATCATCGGTTGCGG